GGACTGCAAGGCACCATTGCTCGTGTATTCGGTGGCGGTCGTGTAGTCGATAACGAGATTGACACCGCAGAAGCAGCACTTCAGCAACATCTCTCTTCCGGTAGAGCTGAAGATGCTCGCCTTGGTCGGGTGACAGTGCGTAATGACCGTGATCAGTTCGATCCTGAGGTGCGTGCTTACAACGACTTCCGTGCAGAAGCCGAATCACAGCGCATTGCACGTGATCAGTTCACTGCAGGCGGTATGGGCTCTACTGCAGACGATGCTATTGGCCGTATTGCTGAGATCCGCAGTCTCGGTAAGGTTGGTGAGACAGCTCAAGTAATTAGAACCGGTAACAACGAAATCTTAGGTGATGCAGTACGTAGAAATGATGGAATTTACATTGATCCTCGCTCTGGGATGCCTATTGCTGTCCAAGAGGACGCATTGCAGCCAGCATTGCAAGGTGGCAACAGTCCCAGTACGGCAAATCAACTAAATGCCCCACAATCAGGTCGTCAGTGGGTTTCAGAGACCCGTCCTGACTACAGAGAAGGTGGCAGAACGTTTGGTGACTACCCACAAGTAGATACAACGCTTGAAGCAACCACTTTTGCCAACCGTGCCAACGATTATCTCAAAGGTGAGCTGCTTGTTCAGCCTCCTCGCACTATTGCCGAGTTTGAAGGTGCTGTAGACCAAATTCTGGCTACTGCAACAGAGCGTGGCGAAACAATGTACGACTTTGACCCTGAAACGGGTAAAAACGTCGCAACATCTACTCCCGGCACTGGTGCTGCACTTAACAAGCTGCGTTACAACGAATCTGGGATGGAAAGGATGGCAAATGCGCTATTCCAGCTCGATGCTGCTCAAAGATCCAGTGTTAACCAGAATCAGAAGGCAACATTTGCCAATCGCACAGGTGGACCTACTCAAGACGTTGTTTTCGGCGCTGCTGAAGCAATTAACCCCAATGAAGGTGCTGCTCGTGTTGCTCAACAAAGTAAAGGCACCAGTATTCGCATTGGAACCGAACGTGATAAGCGTGGTCGCCCCAAAGCTGTTAATCAAGACGTCAGAACCGCTATTCAGGGCCTCCCTGGCGGTCCCAGCGTAAGTAAGCCTTATATCGGTGCAGTTGCAGGTGAAGAGAAGCCTGTAGGCCGTCAGGTGTTCAAGGGACGCTCTCCAATGGAACAACGTGAGCGTCGGATGGCTCAACTGAAGACAAACGCTGCAAAACGCCGCAGAGAAGGTAAACCAATGACTCGCCAAGAGCAAGCTGATGCAATTGGCAAGCTCAGGCTCCAACAGGTGCAAAACGTTGTTGCACAAGCCCGTGCTGATCAAGGTGCTGCTGCACAACGTGAAAAAGCGAAGTCAGTCACTGATCGTGGTCGTTTAACAGCTACTCCTCCTGGTAGGCCTCCTGGTGAGCCCGGACCAATGAGGCAGCCTGAACCTGCACGTACTCCAACCGGTCCAACGACTACAGGAGATAGTTATTATGCAGATAGGTCACGTGAGCAAATTGAACGCCGTCGTGGTACTCAAGTTGCCGAAGACCAACAAGTAATTAAGAAGCTTGCTGAAGTTGTTGCTCGTAGGAGGGCTTTAGGATGAGATCACCTAGTGATATGAAAATTGCAGAGGTTGTTGCTGGTAGAAAGGCACAAGCTCTAAAAGAAACGCCTGGTGCTATTTCTGTCCGTAACTCTACGGCTGAAGTACGTCCTACCCACAACCTTGATTCTGTTGGCACTTCACAGCGATATGCAGGCGATGAAGGATCATTCGCACTGTCTCTTCAGAACAGTCCAGAGGAAGCTGAGCGTGTAGACAAATGGATGACCGCCTTTGAAGGTTTTGCACCTTGGAAGAAAGATACTCCTTACGATAAAGATACAATGGGTGGAGGAATCGCGTAATTAAAATGGTCGCCGCAGCTGCTATACCCCTTACCGCTAAAGCCCTCGCTTATGCCAAAGGGTTGCTTGGATTAAAGACAGCCGGAATGGCTGCAGCAGGTGCTGCCGCTAGAGGTGTTGCTGCTCGTGGTGTTATGGGCAAAGGAGCACGTGCGGCTGGCTCACGGCTTATGGAAGCAGCCGGAACTAACACTACAGAGCGTCTAATGACGTTTGCCCCAGATGTCGTGTTTGGCGGTATGACAGCTCTTAATACTCCAGGGGATCTTGGAGATAAACTAATTGCAGGTGGATCAGATATGATCCTTGGTGGATTGGGCGGTGTTGGCCTCACGGGAGCAATTGGGCCTAAACGTTTAGGACAATACCGAGCTTTTGTTGACTTTGCAGGCTCTACAGCAGGTGGATACGGAGGTATGGCAGTTGGTGATCAGCTGATGCGTGCAAAAGACTCAATGATGGGTGGTGCAGGACAAACACCTTACGAACGACTAGCTGAAGAAGATAGACGTGCACTAGAGCAGAACCTGCTTGCTCAATACGGCATTGGTGGATACAACCTCAATCAATACGATCCCTTCCTTGCAAGTAATGGTCTGGGCTAATGTCAAGTCTCAACGATATTCTCAAAGACTTTATGAGTGCCGCTAAAGGCTCTTATGAGAAAGGATCAGAAGATTACAGACAGGCATTCTTTGAAGGACGTGAATCGCAAGGGCTAGATCCTACAGACGCTCCACGTATCTCACAGAACTTTGGTACTAACCCAACAGCTGTTGCTGCTCGGGATATGATGGGCATCAGTAACCCTGAATATCGCAAAGCCCGTGAACAGATGGGTATGGGTGTACCTAAGACTGTTGCAGGTAAAGCAGGGCATATGGTCGGTGCTATCGGTAACGATATCAGCAGAGATGCAAGTCGTGGTGTGTGGTGGCTGCTCAATGCACCGCAAGCCGTGTCTGACGTAGCTGGTGAGTACATCGTCAATAAAGCCAACCCTGATCTGTATAAGTCAGACAACACTGGCGTATCAGTAGGCAACAGTCGGCAAGCTGTAGCTGACGGTCTTGTTAATCAGCAAGGCAAGATGCGTGCTGGTGTTAGTAAGATCAAAGGTGAAGACGGTAAGAAATACTATGCAAAACGTCGGTATGAGCCAGGTGCTGTAGCTGCACTCGGCATCCCTGCCAGTATTGCAATCAACTCTGGTATGGGACTCACCAACTTCCTCGGTGGGACAGACGGATACACCGCTGCTGTGCCTAGTGATGACGATCTAACTAAAACTGCAAACCCTCTACTTGAAGTAGGTGCTAAATATGTACTTGGTAGAACAGGTAATCTATTACCGTGGGATGAGTTCAAGAAAGTACGCCCTGACGTAAGCAAGTCAGAGTATATGCAATACAAGGCATTTAAGTACAATAAGAATGTCGACCTTAATCCTTTTGATGATGGTCAAGCCAACCTCCCACTCGGTATTGCCAAGTTTAACGCTGACGGCATTCACGGTTCTGAAGTTCAGTTCCTCGGGAGAAGTCTTCCTGTTGCTACTACTATTATGCCTACAGCTAGCGCAATTGCTGGCACTGCATTAGGAGTACGTACAGGTCGTCCAATTCGTGACGGCATTATCGGCGGCCTTGCTGGTTTCACAGCTGGTCGTGTATCAGGAGAGCTAATTGAGCGTGAACGTCGCAACCGCAACGAACGTGCTCTGAATATGCCAGTAACAACCGCAATTGATCCAGAGACGGTATAGCTATGAGTATTGCACCACGAACAACCTCCTACTTCGGCGGGAGTATGGAATATGACAAGATCGGCGCTGCTCACGGCAACGCTCGCACACTGGGTGAGAAAGCTGAAATTATTGGGGATGCACGAATAGATGCAGCCCAGAGTTTTGCCGATGCTCGTATTGATGCAGCTAAGAGAGGACTAGCTCAAGCCAACAGTCAAGCAGGTGGGATTGTACGTCAAGGATTTATGGATGCCGGTGTAAGTGCACTTTCAGGAGCAGTGAGCGGTGGAATGTTTAATAGTACTCCCCGCCCTGATATGAATACGCCTATTCCAGGTGTCAGTGATTCTGGATTCGGCGGAAGCGGTTCGCTAACCGGAGCCAGAGGAGATACATTTGGCAGCTTTGGTACATTTAATAATAACAACGACACCATTCAGTTTGGTGGCTACGGCTCTTCAGGTATCGCATAATGGCTATGCAATTTAAGGCTAAATCGCCTGACCAATATAACGTTCAAACCGGCAACTACGGTGCTGCCCACGGTATGACCGACTTGGGTGCAATCTTCGGTACGCTTCAATCTAAAGCACCTAAGTTTGACGCCATTGGCGGTAAGATTATTGAAAACAGAGGAGATATTAACGCTGCAAACATTACTGCAGACGCCTTTAGAGAGACTGCTGAAATTGAAGCTGATTCAATCACTGAAGCTGCAAAACTGCAAGCTAAAGGTCAGGGTAAAGTAGCTGATGCTCAAAACAAAGCAAGCACTATCGGCACTATCGGTAAAGTCGTAGGACTTGGCTTAGGTCTTGCCCTTAGTGACGAAAGCACTAAGAACACTATTCGTCGTATTGAATACGCTACGGAAACTCTGCGTGAACTGCGTCCAGTCTCGTTCTATTACAACGAAGAGTTCAGCACTAGCCCTGAGCGTATGCATTACGGTTTCATTGCACAGGACTACAAGGATGTAATGCCTGACGCCACTTATTACGATGAGAGCATCGGCAAGATGTGCATTGATACAGGTGAGTTGATTGCTCTGCTTGTTCGTTCTATTCAAGAGCTTGAATCACGAGTTACTCGGATGGAAGCAAAAGAAGCTTTGATGAAAGTGTAAAATAAGAGAAGACTACGGTATAAGACTATGGGCTGGGGATTAGTAGCAAATCTTGGATTGAAAGGCTTGCGTGCCGCATCTACGCTTCCTGGTGCAACAGCACTTACTGCAGCAAGTGTTGGCCTCCCTGTAATGATGGGAGCCGAAGATCGTAAATATGAGCTAGTACAGCAAGGTGAACGTGGAGGCAAGCATAGTCTCAGTTTGACTGATCGTCTTTTTAGTCCTCTTACAGGTATTAATGAGCAGAGTGTCGATGCTGCAAAGGTTGCATACCTCAATGATCAGCTTGGCCCACAGGCTGGTAAATACGGTCTGGAGGTAGGTAAAGATGGTAATTATTTCAATGCATCTGACACCCTTGCTGGTGCAAAGGTCAAAGTAGAAACCGCTGGTGAAGAGTACGCCTCAAATAAGCGAAGAAAAGGTTCACAACAAGATGCTCACGATCTGTATATGTCACCTCAGATGGTTGAGGAGCGCAGAGTGCGTGATGAGCGTTGGAACCAAAGCCTTATACAGCAAGCAGAAAACAAACTAGAAGCAGAGAAGATCCGTCAAGAAGGCCGTGCAGAACAACGTGAGTTGCTTGCACAGCAAGGTATTCAAAACTCCGAAGACCGTAAGCTGACCCTGCAACTAGAGGGAATGCGCGACAAGCGTGCTTTTGACGAGCGTCGTAATAACTCTCAGATGGCTATGGTTGCTGCATTGACCGCCAGTCTTGGAGACTTGGGCGATGCTTTTGTCAGCATTTAAGTCTGCCAGCTGTAGTGGTAGAAGTTGCCTTTAGGATCAAGCATAGGATCTAGCTGCCCGTCTTTATTACCTTTACCAGAGCGGTTGTGCAGCATTGTCTGTCCTTTGAAGTCAGTGCGTCCGTCAAGAACGCCCAACGCTTTAAGGATTTCTTGCCGACCTTTGTCAGACTTAAGATCAGCAGTCAGAGCAGTGTCTGCAAAGTCTGTACCCTTAGTAAACGCTTCGTACTGATAAGTGCCCTTACCATCATTCTGATAAGCAACACTTTCAATAGTATTGGGGAAGTCTTTTGAAGTAACTCGGTTGAGAACAGAAGCTACGACACCATATCGATCTTTGCCAGGACCAGCTTCACCACTCACCACACGTGACAGTGTTGTCCAATCTTTATCCGTCAGGCTAGAGAGATCGTATTTTCCAGCTCCGGTAACAGTAGGGGTACCAGTGGTCCCAGTACCCCCGTCATCTTTACCACTATTGGAAGTGGAGTCAGAGCTGCCTGAGCCTCCATACTTTGACATATCAACGTAACCGGGTAGGCTGCTTGGATCATCGATAGTGGTAGATATACCACCAGCCTTTTCAAGTTCGGCTCTAGCAGCTTCAAGTTTGGTACGTTCAGTTGCCAAACGGGTATTAGCCGCTTCCATTGCTTTATCTGTAATTGAGGAATCATACTTTTCGTTCATACCTTTTTTAAGTTGGTTACCAGTCAGATAACCTCCAAAACCTTTTGCACCTAAAGCCATCAACATTCCAGCCATTCTTGGCTTTTTCTTTTGATCAGCTTCGTTCTTGATCTTGGTAACTTCGACTAAATTGTCACCACTAATTTTAGCAACGTCTGTTTTAGCCTTTGCACTAATTAGTGCCTTTTCTTTTTGTGTCCTAGCGTTAGATATAGTATTTGCAAGGCCTGCATAGTCAGGCGTAGTAGATACAGCAGCAGCAAAGTTCTTTCTAAAACTCTCACCAGCAGCAATTCCAGCAGTAATGTAACTAGCGGTATTGGTTTGTGCCATTTGGAAGCTTCCGTATCATTACTATTGTAAATGCCTAGTAGATACAATATACGGAGGGATCTTTTTTACAGCTATGAGCAAAGACAATAAGAAAGACGGACAAGGTAAAAAAGAAGATAAAAAGCTGTCAGCCGGTAATTTGTTTGATGGCGGGTTTAGTCCCGCAATGGAAGGTTATTACGGATCTGGGCAGGGATGGCAAGAATTACTTGAAGCTGCTGGCGATGGAGAAGAACTAGCACAAACTTTGGCTCGAACTACAGCTGCTAACCAGCAACAGCAAGGGTTTAACTCACAGATTGCACGTAGCAACGCGCTGTATGAAGCTGGCCTCGGTCAGATGAACGCTACTCATATTGCTGGACTTGAGCGTGCTAACCAGCAGTTTGCTCGTGACGATGAGTTCACGAAGAATGCATTGAATATGCAGCAAGAGTATCAATATACAAATCAATTTGCTAATCAACAGCACACACGTGACTTAGGAATACTAGGTGAGCAAGGTTTCCAGGAACGTAAAAATATCCGTGCACAGGGTAAGGAAGATCGTATGGGGATGGTTGTTACAGGTGAGCAAACACGCCTAAACATTGGTGCACAGGGCCTGCAAACTCGTTTAAACATTGGCGCTCAAGGACAGCAAGACCGCTTGAATATTGGAGCACAAGGTGTTCAAAATCGTCTAACCAGAATTGAAGACGGTAACCAGAACAGACTTACCGATACCAACAGGATTGAAAAGACTGGTAAGGAAACACGATTGACGGATACCAACAGGATTCAAGAGACTGGAAAAGAAACCAGGCTTACGGATACCAACCGCATCGAAGATCAAGCCGATGCTGATGTGAAGACCGATACTAACCGTATTGGACTGACTGGTGAAGAGCAGAGGCTGACTGATACCAACAGAATTGAGGCACAGTCAGATGCTGATGTCCGTAATATCGAAACTCAAGGCACAGAGACTCGCTCTACTGATACCAACAGGATTGAAACGACAGGTGAACAATCACGTCTGACTGATTCCAACCGAATTACGACGCAAGGTACCGAAGATCGTGCGACTGTCACTACTACAGGTGATCAGCAGAGGCAAACTGATAGTAATAGAATTAGAACAACTGCTGATGAAGAGCGTAATACCATCGACTTTAGTGATCGCATTGCTGGTCGCCGTCAAGCTCGTCAGCGTGCGTCATCTAGAGGATTAGCCACGAGGTTCTAATGAAAACAGAAACAAAACAGGGAAAGGTCTACGTCAGTTATGTAGACCAGTGGCTTGACACACTCCCCGCTGCTGACTCAGAGAACTTCAGAGAATTTGCTGAGATCACTCCTTCAGTCATTGAAATTTGGGTATATGCAGGAGTCCTGCAATATCCGGGCACATTCAACGATCTTGTGCGTTGGGTGAAGATGAAGTATAAGAAACTGAATCGCCGTGAAATTCTTAATTCTGAAATCGCAGCCCTACACTCCGACATTCAAGACCTACGAATGGCAATTATGTCCGGGGAAATTAAAGGTGATAATGGAGCAGCCAGGCTTGCAGCTTTGGAGAAAGAGCTACGTTCTCACATTGAAACTTCCGAGCGGATTAATAGAAGTACTGACAAACGAGGACTTGTCCTTGCTGGCGCAGACAGAGTTATGCGAGAGTTTACCGCAATATTTAAAGATGACCCACAGTTTTCTGAGCCTATCGAAAATGCTATTAATGCAATCTGGGCTAAGGTATACAGTGAGCTGAGCAATGCGTGATTTACCTGATCTACCTGAAATTCAGTCAGTAAGGACTCAAGGCTTACGTCTACAGAACACTCTTGCTAAGCGTTTGCCTTCTATGCCTGATTTGGATAGCAATCAATATATGTCAGGCAACCCAGAAGCAGAGGAGATGCAGAAGTATATGCAAGCCATTCGCATTGCAAGTGACGAGTTTAAATATAACGACAAGATTCAACGTGCAAAAGCTAGGGCTAAGAATAGGTTTGCCCAACGCGCTTCGGAGGGCCGTTAGACTTAAGACAAAAGATTAAGTTTATGGCGGTCCCTAGTATTGCATTAGCTTATCGACGTTCTGCGTTGATGACTGCGACAAAAGTAACAGTTAAAGCTCCAGACGAAAAGGTATTAAAGGCGAGAGATAACTTCCAAGATTTCTGCGTAGCAATGGGCAAAGCTCCTGCTAAGCATATGTTGGAGTGGCACAGTGAATTATGTACAGGAGTAGATAGTGAATGTCTATTAGGAGTAGGAGGACCAAATACTGCGATCCTCGCGCCACGCGGATCTGCGAAGAGCACTGTCCTTGGTTTGTTCGCTGCTTGGATGATCGGTCGGCATACTGCTGCTGGCAAGATGCTGAGGATTCTGTACATCGCTTATATGGTGGACATTAGTCGTGCTAAGTCAGCAACGATTAAAGGTATTCTCACGTCGGCAAAATATCGTGAGATATTTCCAATGGTTAGACTATCCAAGATCAAAAGATCGGATGAGTATTGGAGTATTGACTATGAATTCGCGGGAATTGATACCGCAGGTGAAGAAGCATTTACCATTGCTTGTGGAGGTCTCAAAGGCGCAATTACCTCTAAGCGGTCTCAGCTCGTGCTCATTGATGACCCTATCAAGTCCGCTGCTTCGATTAACAATCCTGACATTCGCCGTGAAATGGAGCAAACGTGGAGTAATGTTATCGCTCCTACAATGTTTCAAGGTGCAAGGGCTATCTGTCTGGGCACCCGCTTTCACTTTGACGATATCCACGCAACCCTCTTTGTCCCTAAAAATAACTGGAAACAAATTATTCAAAAAGCAGTCATAACAGACGCTGAGGGGAGACAACGTTCGTATTGGCCTGAGTTCTGGTCAATGAAGTACCTAAACGAACGCAAGATGGAGGATCGTGTTGCATTTGCGTACCAGTACCTCAACACCGCTGTTCGTAATACTGATGTTGGTATCTCACCTGAGCTAATTGTCAAAGGAGAAGTACCTGATGAGTACGACTGCCTTGGTGTAGGTATTGACCTTAGTGCTGGTCTATCTGAAAAGAACGACTGGACAGTAATGACATTAGGTGGCATCAAAGAAGGTAAGATCTATCTTATTGATCAACGGCGTGCTCGATCTATGGGCAACCTTGAGAAGATGGATCAGTTGTGCGAAATGCTAGCTGACTGGAACATCGTGCTTGAAAACGATGAGGGTCAGTTCTTCCCTACGATGTCACCCTGCATAATCTGGCCGGAAGCTGTTGCATATCAGAACTCATTTGAAGGTGACTTCAAACGTGTAATGATTGAGAATCGTGCGCTATATAACCTAACGGTATCCCCAGTCAAAGGATTTAAAGGTGACAAGTTAGCACGACTGCGTGGTGTATTGGGACTATACGAAAACCGTAAGATCGTCTGGAACAAGTGGCGCAAGTGGAACATTCTCGAAGAGGAGCTGCTCAACTTTGGTCATTCAACTCACGACGACGCTGTTGATTCAATGGTGCTAACTATAGGAGGACTCTTGAGAAGAGGCGCATTACAATTAGACTACAATAGTGATAGCTTTGAACTCTAAGTGAAAGATGCCTCTCACACCAGAAGAAGAAAAACGCCGTAAAGCTGGCGATAAAGACGCACTCGGATATTTTGATCAGAAAGGTGGAGCTAAAAACTCTTCTGCTTTCGGCACGCCAACTACTACAGAAGCTCCTGGCGTCAGTGCACCTAAAAAGAAAGAGGCAACTGATTATCGCGGAACTACTTATAAGAATCGTCCAGACATTGCCGAACGCCCTAATCTGGGTAAGGAAGAATATAAAAGCCGCCGTCAATCTCAAACACAAACCAGCAATCAAATTGATAGGTTTGGTCTTGAGGGAGCTAAGGCACGGGCAAATGCTGTTGGTAACTTAAAGAATTACGATCTCCGTGGCTTTGGTCGCGGGGGCGCTGGCGGCAACAGTGAAACTGAAGTGGGTAAGGGTAGAGCAATCCTTAGTAGGAGTGATGCCAAAGGGTTGGTAAATCACGGCAAACATACTGCTGCCGACGTGTTGTCGTATGCGCAAGGCTTGAACGAGGATGGTAAAAAAGGCGGCTTTGCTGGTGAAAACGCTTTGAATTTCCTGCAAAATAAAACTAATCAAACTAAGAGGTCAATAAAGAAAGGCTACCTTTCTACAGCAGAGATCGGTGAACGGGACGGTAAGCCACGTGCAACTCCTAAAGGTCTAGATCCCGACCTGGCTAGTGAAGCTTTCCAAGGTAAAGACTTCGGCAACCGGGATATGAAGCGCTATGAGAAATTGTACAAGGAGAAGTACGGCACAAAGCCTCCTAAAGGTACGAAACCTCCTAAGCCAGGATTCACTGTAGAGGATGGTCAGATTGTAAATCCCGGTAGTGGAAGCAGTGGCGGTAATAGCGGAAGCAACACCACTTCCCAAGCTACTAGTAACAACGTAGGAGGAAACAAGTACGAGAATATTCTCAACGACTCTATGAACAATAACTCTGGAGTCATTACTAATGATTTCAGTGATAACCGCATCAGTTTCCAAAGCGGATCAAACACTTATAACTTCAGCGGTGGAAGCAATGGCGGTTCTCCAGCGAGCCAAATGGCAATGATTCCCGATAATGAAACTCTTGGTGATTCCATTCAAAGCCAAGTTGCTCGTTCTGCAGTAAATATGAATCTACAGAAACAAGCAGACAAAGGGTTCAATCCATCTGCCACAGCTATTGCTAATAACAAAACGCAAGGCGGCGGTGCACAGATGGGTGAGCTAAACGATTACTTGTACTCTTCTCCTCAATTTATGTTTGATCAATCAGACATTCAGTTGAGTCACGCAATGGGTAATCAAGCGCAGATGGATGGCTATCGTTATCCTAAGTTCACTATGAAAGGAATTAACGACGATAAAGACAAGGACTGATAGACTAGAACAAAGTCGTTAAATAATAATGAGCAACTCAGTACAGTCGCAATTTGATCAGATCTTAACTGCTGCTAAAGAGCGACGTGGTGATATGTCGGTAGACACGATGATCGTGTCTTCACATCTTGCTCAGATGCGGACTTTTATGCTGCGTCGCGGTATTGAGTTCTTTGCTGATCAAGATAGCTTCGGTCAACGCACACAGTTCCTTGAAAAGATCTGTGAGCAGAATATGCTTGAGATGAAGTTTGAGAGCATTGTTGACTACTTCCTTTGTGACGGTCAAGGTCTCTTCTACTTCCGCCCATCAGGCGACGAGTATCAACTGCTCTACTTTCCTAAAGATAGCTATCGAGCATACAGAGATCAAACCGGAGAACTTGAAAGCGTTGTACTGATCTATAGCTTTGACGTACGTCAGCCTAATGCTATTGATATGTATGCCCAGCAGAATGGGCGTGGTGGTCGCAAGAAGTATATTCGGCTGAAGGTATACAAAGATCGTATTGAACAGACAATCTCTGATGAGAAGATTGAGTTTGAGAACGATATGGGCCAGATGCCTATGACAATGCCTGGTCAGACTGAGACACTAACCAACAGCCTGGGTTTCATTCCTGCTGTTGAAGTGTTCAATCATATGGATTGCACAGGCGGCAGTACAGGTAATGGTGAATTCGACTGGATGTCACACCAGATCCTGTATCACGATGAGCTAGTACGCAACATTCGTAAGAACATCAAGTTCTTCGGCAACCCAACTTTGGTGTCTAGCCGTCCTAAGCACGATCTGCTGGACTCTGGTGACGAGAATACCTTCCGTCCAACCATCAGTTCACAAGCAGGATTCTTTGCACAGAACCGTCCGAGCAGCAGGGTTAGCGAACCTTTCGGTATGTCTCCCGGTGTTGATGGACAAATCAAGGTTCCGCGTGTGATTGCCAACCTTGAACCTACTGATCGTGTCAGTTATATGACGCCTGATGCAGTCTCAGGCGACCAGAACTTGTATGTAAAACAGTACCGCTCTGAGATTCGTCTTGCACTTGGTGGTGTTGATGACATTGATATTGGTACCGCGTCTACTGCTTATGAGATTAAAACTCTCTACGGTCGTGTTGCAGCTACTGCAGAGAAGAAAGCAAAAGCCTTGTTTACTTACGGGTTATGCAGACTTTTCGGTATGATGATTCACTACGAAGAGGTTCTGTTTAAGAGGTCTTTTGCAGCTGCTATTGGTCTTGAAGAACCGACAATTCCATTGCCAGAAGAGTTTGAAGATCCAGCAGAATATGAAGCAGCTGGTGCTGAACACGTCAAGTTGATGGAGAAGTTTTCTGCAGAGTTAGAAGAATCTATCCGTGCTACACTGGACTCAGGCGAAATGCCTCCAGGAATTATCGGACTTATCCCTGACGGCAGCACGAAAGTGCGTTGGCGGTGGACGGGAGAAGTGTTTGAGGAGAGTACAGACGATATTCTGAACAACAGTATTGTCGTCCGAAATCTCCAAGAACTAGGTGTTGATTCTATTGAAGCACTTAAGTATCTTTTCCCTGGGAAGACCGACGAAGAACGAGCCGCTATGTTAAGCGGATATCCGTTCAGGATGGTCCAGCAAACACAACAATCATTAAACTCATTTATCGGATTGCTCGGTCAGTTGTATCAACTACCGCATCCACAGACACCAGAACTACCATTGGCGTCTGACCCGAATCTTGACATAACAGGATTCTTATATCGATCTCTTGAATTTTTACGTAAGGAGTTAAGTTACAGTGGAAGGTACAAACCAAGCGGTGGCGTCGACGCCCCAAGCACCCTCAGTGATGCCGACCAGCTCCGCGCCGAGCGTGGTCAGCCAACCCGCGATGAGCCAGCCCCAAGCCTCCCCGGCTTATCAGGTCCAGGTTCCGCAAATGCCTCAACAGGTAGCCCCTTCGGCCCCGGCCCCGCAAGCTTCGGCTCCGGCGGGCAACCCCTGGCAGGAGGCGTTCCAGGCTCTGAGCGCGTCGCTGAATACAAGCAGCCCGTCCCAGGCCCCGGCAGCGTACTCGGCTTACCAGACACCGACACCCCAAGCAGCTACACAGGTCAGCTTCCCCTCTCAGCAAATTTCGGCAGCCCCGACCTACAGTCCCCAAGTTTCAACCCAGGCTTACTCGGCTCCGGCTTACCAGCCCGCCCAGCAGCAGATGGTAGAAGCTCAGGCTCCGGCGGAAGTAAGCGACGGGTATCTAAGCGCAATCAGCGACGACAGTCTTGAAGTTCTCCAGCACTTTGGCGCTGAGGCTCCTGCTCTGCTGAACACTTATGCCTGTGCTGTTGAAGATGCTCTGATTGAGCAAGTGCAAGTTGCACAGTCTCAGTCTCTGATGCTTGAAGCAGCTGGTGAAGAGCGTGAGGCAATGAACCTGATGCTCACCCACCCCGACGTTCTTGCTGATTACGTCAACGACTTCTTCGGTCCCGAAGGTCCTTATCCGACGCCTACCGCTGAGGAAGAGGCTTACATCCGTGAAGCAGTTGCTCGCGAGAACTTTGAGAATGAGATCCAACAGCAGGAAGCTGCATACAACGTTCCCCGGAACTTCCAGCGTCCTGAGATGGAAATGCCTACTCCCGGTCGTGCACAGAACGTTGCTAACGACTTCTGGGGTGGTTTCTCTCAGATGATGGAAAGCAACCCTGAGCAAGCTTGGCAGTATCTGGCACAAGCTCCTCAAGGCGCAATGCAAGCCAAGATGCTGGTTCAGGACTCCTGATCTAGTTACATAGGGGGTACCAAAGTGTATCCCCTACAATAGAAATATCAGATTAGATGTAGACAATGGCTGCTCAACCTATTCATTCAATGCTAGATGGCGCTCAGATGCAGAACGCAATGATTGCGCGTGCACAGGGTCCAATGCTTCGTGAGCTGTCCCCTGCTGGCCCTCAGGCTATGTACGACCCCGGTAGCAGTGTTGCTGCCAATGTTCAGCCGCAGCGTGAGATGCAATACGCATCGCAGCAGGTTAACCAAAACATTTTTACTCAAGGTGTAGGACAAGCTGCTCAAGGGCAAGCAATGGTCCGCAACAATGCTCTTAACGAGAGTGGTGCAAAAGACTTCTTCCAGCGCCGTGCATCTGAAGTGATGGTTGGTCTGGGCAAAGGTGAGAACACCCTTGCTGTTCAACAAACAATGCAAGGGCCTGAGCGTGCTTCGTTCTTGAACAACCTCGCACTAGGTAAAGCACAAGCTATTGGAACCAACCCTGCGTTGGCACAGGAAGCTGCTCAGATTATGCAACTACGTGGAATGGCTTAAATAACAAGTTTAAGTTGGTAATAAAGTACAATTAATATAGTGAATGTAAAGATGCTGTGCGTAAAGCTGGTGATCACGTAGAAGGTCCTGAATTATTTTCAGCGATCTACAAACATCTACGTTCAGACGAGATTCCGGATCAGGCTGCTAATCAGCTAACAGCTGAAATATTGACGCACGGAGATGAAGTAGATAGCTCAGTTGAGCGGTTCCAAGAGAACTATGCAAACTTCAAGAGTAAAGGATATTGCGATGAATCTGCCCAAGCGATGGCAGTAGAAAGTATGGAAGAAGGTGCTGAACAACCTAAGAGAAGTTTGAGGTTTGCACGTTTATCTGATCTTGAAGAATTGGCTTGATAAATAACAAATACCCTGCTATTATTAATTAATAGGAAGAGGTATAAATGACACAACCAAAAGCTTCAGGAGATAGTGTACGTGCTTATCTTCGGGACATTGGACGTGTACCTTTGCTTGAGCACGATGAAGAAATTCTGCTTGGCCGACAGGTGCAACGGCTAATGGAATTGGAAGAGATGAAGTCCGAGATGGAACTGGATAATGACGGATTAGCTGAAGCTATGGAGTTACCAGTCAAACAAATCAAACGGGAACTACGTGAAGGCAGAAAAGCAAAAGAGAAGATGGTTACGGCAAACCTCCGTCTCGTCGTCTCGGTCGCTAAGAAATATACCAAGCGTAATATGGAGCTTCTGGATATCATCCAGGAAGGTACGATCGGGCTCGTTCGCGGCGTCGAGAAGTTTGATCCTGGTCGTGGGTATAAGTTTTCTACTTACGCTTATTGGTGGATACGCCAAGGGATCACCCGTGCGATTGCTGAAAAATCGAGGGCAATCCGGCTACCGATCCACGTTACTGAGAATCTCAACCGACTTAAGAAAGCCCAGCGTGAGCTGAGTCAGATGACTGGTGAGATGCCCAATGTATTCCAGCTGTCTGAGCACCTTGATTTGACAGTAGAAGAGATCAAAGATTTGATGTGCAAAGCTCGCCAACCTACCTCTCTAGAGATTAAGATAGGGGAGAACAGGGACACAGCTCTGATCGATCTTCTCGAAGACGAATCTCAGTTACCTGAAATGCTGCTTGAACGCTCTTGTATCAAAGAAGATATTCGTGAGCTAATAAGTGAACTGCCCGAAATGCAAGCAGCAGTTATCAGTATGAGGTACGGCATCGGTGAAGAGATACTTGAACCTATGTCAATGACAGCAATTGGTCAGGTATTAAATATGAGCCGTGACCGTGTTCGCACTCTTGAGCACAAAGCACTCCGTCACCTTAAAGAGAAGTCCGATAAGATCAGTGAATATCTCTAATACAATGTAGAGAGGGATAATGCGGTTTACTGATGGACGTTACCGATCAGATTAGACAATACCAAATTCAGTACGGCGCAAGTGACTATAACGATCTTGGTTATATTGCTGCGCAGCGTAAGCTGAATTACGCTGAAGGTTCGTCTATCAACAAACCTATTCGTGAAAGAGTTTCACTAATCCCTAGTACACTCAAGTACCAAGACGCTACCGGATTGTTTGGTACTGAGAATACGTTTGTGCGTATTGACGTAAAAGCAATTAACCCTACTTCTATTTGCTTTGTAGAGAATACCTACGAATGTGCAGAGCTAGGAACAGAGGTAGTTTTTCCAGGCGATGAGTACACGTACAATGACGGACGTAATGTCCCAGGACAGGCTCTTATTTTTGACAAAGAAGATTTAACGATTGTCAATACGTACGAACCTGCTCAGTTTGGAGGCGATACTATTCCTACGCTTAACGATACTCAGATCAGCGTAGATCTAAAGAATTTAAAAACAGGTAACAAGTACCTTGACGATTGGCTTGATGTCAGGCTCTATACATCCAATCGTATGGAGCATCCATATGACTTTATGTGGGTACCGTTAAACGGATTTTTCTATATTGGTTTCCACGCTCGTAATACTAAAAGGCTCCCCTACAACGTTGAAGTGACTGTAGGAGAGCAAATTGTTAGCAGTTTTGATATTGAGGATCGTCGCTATCTTATGCGATCGTAACAGAGAGAGTATCTTCTTGAGGAGTGTTAGATGCGCCTGCCTGAGAAACACTGCACTTAACGGTAGCGTCTCCGGCGTCTCCAGCATCAACAGTAAGTGATGCAGTCCCTTGACCAGCTGTGATCGACAGGTTGCCGGTAACAGTCCAGGCATACACAGGAGCTGAAGCATCACCACCTGACAGAGCAACGCTGTACGTCAGATCTGAGGTATCAGCATCAGGGTTGTCATTGCCACTGACGGTAGGAGTACCGATCGTTTCAGCAGCAGTACCATCAGGCTTAGGTGCAGCACCAGCAGGTTTGACTGTCATTATTTTGCCGCCGCTGATAGCAGGGAATACATAATGCTCAATCAACTGCATATCTTCGGTAAACAGAGCAGCACGGCTAATCTCATTAGCACCAATGAAAGTGAATACAAACGTATCGTGATCAATACGCACGTCTGTGCTCATATTGGTATCAAGAACAAGCTTGACCGTATCACCACTAACGGTTACATCAAAAATGGTGCAATTGACATAGCACGTAGATACGCCACCAGACTTCCACCACTCTTTAACAAGGTGAGTGTCTCCTCCTCGCTTAGGACGAGTAAGCAGCATTTCAGTGCCAGTGTGCTTTGTAACGTCCCTAACACCTTTAAGAACAAGACTATCAGCCATTGTGTTTAACTAAGACTTTCTTCTATTTTAGACCATTTAAGATTTGACACGTTGTTGTTAGTCTTACAACCATCTAAATGTCGAATCCTACTGCAACCTTTAGATTTACCGGGGCTTGCAGCGGGTTTATCTAAGAAGGCCAGTGCAACTAATTTATGCACAGTTGCTGTGATTGTTTGTTTACGTCCGATACGTTGAGTTAAATTAACCTGAGCATATCCGTTTTTGTTGACTCTCTGCTTGAGTAAACGTTCGATTGTACCCTTGGTGCTTTTAATTTGACCAGCTTCGTTTACATAGTACTCAATGCAGCTTTCAAACCCAGGCAAGGTATGTATGGGCTTCCAAATTTTGTCATCAATAAAATCCATATCCACAAAATTCTGGGGTACATAAGCAAAGTATAACTAATGACAGTACTATTAGGTTATGTGAGTAAGTCGAACTCACGATAATCCTTTTAGCTTACGGAGTTAGCGATCTATGTGGATCGATAATGATTTTCCGAAGCTTCTTGGTGCAGAGCTTTACCGTCCTCATCCTGCCTACATCATTGAGATGGCAGTTGAGCCTGTGGTGGTCCACGATTTTTCCAAGCAACCCGGCCAGACCGTGCAGCTTGATCGTTACCGCTTCTGGGGTAAGCCTGGCACTAAGGAGTCCCGTGAGCGTACTGCTGACCAAACTTTGGGTTCGGCATCCGCTCGTAACATTGTGAAGGACAAGGTGCTGGTTACTCTCCGTGAGTACACCGGACCTGCTGACAGCCGCGACGCTGCACAACCTTCTACTTTCAAAGTTGCACGTGAGACCCTGATCACTGCACAACGTCTCCTGCTCGATACTGGAAACCTCAACGTCTTCCACCAGTCCATCGGTTCTCTGACCCTGCTCGACGACTATCGTCGTTGGCGCGATCGGGTGTTCGCTAACGAACTCCTGAAAGCTGAAGCCTGTGGTGCTGCTTCCGAAGACCAAGGTGGTTACTACCTGCCCGGTGGTAAAGAGAAAGGCGCTTCCGCTACTGGCGACAACATTGATGTCACCTATGCAGCTGGCGAGTCTGCCAAGTTCGATGTGAAGACTGACCTTCTTGAGGTCGTCAAAGATATGCGCAAGCGGAACGTTCCGACGTTCGCTGACGGTTATTACCGTTGCATCGTGGATCCGACCGCGATGATGCACCTCCGCCAGAACAGCGACTTCCGTGAAATCGCTCGTTACCCTGGCACCGGGATGATCAACCCAATGCAGCCCGCTCTGCAGCCGAACGCCAATTTCTACCAAGGAATGGGTCCTGCTTACGGCCAAGCTGGTTTCGTTGCTGGTCAACCTGTTATGCCGACCGGCTTCCTCTTTGAGGGTGTCCGTTGGTTCGAGTCCACCAACCTGCCTGAGCAGTCTTACAACCTGACGATCACCGACGAGAGCGGTGCTGCTGCCGATTACGGCGCTGCACAGTTGATCTTCTTTGGTCCTCAAGCTGTAGGCGTAGGCATCGGTGGTAACAACGCCCAGATCCTCCTGAACAACAACGATGACTTCTCACGATTCATCATTATGATCTGGAGCCTGTTTGCCGGATTTGAAACCCTGAATAAGGATTTCATCACGGTTGGTTACTCTTTCGTTTATTGATAGGAGTTACTAACTATGTCTATTATTTTCCCCGGTAACTATGTAGCCCACCTGAACGCTTATCGCGAACAGGGTGTTGAGGCTCTCCCTGGTGTTGAGTTCTACCGCGCTGTCGGTGCTCTTCCCCTGAACCCTGATGTGTTCACCGAACTGGTCAGTGGCGAACTGCCTGCTGATACCTATCCGGTGTATGTGCTGTCTCCTGACCTGCGTCAAGATGACAAGCCCCGCAAAGATAAAGCTCTTGTGATTCCCGCAGGTTCTGTGGTTTACAAGGTCGCTGTCTCTGCTCCTGGTGTGCGTGAAGCAACCGTGGCTGGCACTTCTACTGTTGAAGTTGCTACCCCTGCTGCCCCCGCTGTTCCTGCTTTGACTGCAGAAGCTGACGGATACTTCCCTGAGGAAGGCTCTGGTTCCGCTCTGGTTTCAATCCTCGATGGAACCGCTCTGGGTGCTGACACCGCTGTCACCATCACGACCGATGCAGAACTGATCGCTTCTCTCGATCCTTCTGCTGGTGCCTGCCGGAACTCTCCTTCTGCCCTGCTGGTTGAAGTGTGCTACTTCCGTCCCACCCCTGCTCCCGACGCTGAGGATGCTCATATTCCTTACGCTGTTGAAGCTGGACAAGGCGAGTGATTTAGATAATCACATATCAAAGGCGTCTCTTATGAGGCGCTTTTTTTATGTCTATAATAAAGCTAAGTGTACCCCAAGAATATGGCTGATACCAAACTATTTCAAGACACAAAGACAGGCAAACTTGTAGAGTTTATTTCTAAGCACGACAAAGAATTTGCAATGGTGCGTGATGCTGGGGGTGTCGTTACGTTTGTCACTCTTGAGCAGCTTGTGCCTTACGACAAAGAGAAAGGACGTTTGTCAAAGGTCAAAGCTCCTGTCCTACAAGAGCCTGAAGAGAAAATGCCAGATCGCGTCGTTCCTATTGAGGACACTCGCCTCAACCTCAACACTGCACCTGCAGAGCAAATTGCTAAGCGTCTGCCTGGCGTAGGTTTCGCTACCGCCAAAAAGATTGTTGAGCTGCGTATGTCCCTCAGCGGTGAGCGTTTTAATAACCTTAAGCAGCTTGAAAATATCCCTCGTGTCAATTGGGACCAACTCATAGAAGAGGATATGATTTTTATTAGTTAAGCTGGATACATATCACTAGGGGCAATATGCTTTCTACGAAATACCGCCTCCGTATGGAGTTTATTTGCAATCGTATTGCCAATCAAGAAGAAGTAAAACTAGAAGATATGATTTGGGCAGAGAAACTAGCAAAGGCAAATAGCTCTGCTGGTGAAATGTTGCGTAAAGCTCGGCGCACTGCTGCTAATCCAGATGCGCCTGAGCAGTCACTTGATAACTTTCTAAATCAGATGGATATTGGAGATCCAGATCCGTCTAAACACAAGAAGGGGTTTGATAGTGCAGAAGAGATTGCACAGTGGTTTCAACAAGACAAGCCTGATGATTGGCGGCAAAGAGATTAGCTAAACTAGTTATAGTAAAGCGTTTATTAGATATGCCATCTCCTGATGACATCCTTGCATACAAAGCAATGCAAGATGAACAGAATCGCATCTCTGCTCCTACTGCAGGTGCTATTGGTGCTGGCGTCGGTTTGCTTGCAGGTGTTACACAACGTGGACGCTTCGGTCAACGTATGGCAGGCGGAGCTAGTACAGCTATTGCAGGCGGACTGCTAGGTGTAGGCATTCAACAGATTGCTCTTCAAGAGTCACCCGCTGCAAGAGCATTGGCAAATATGCAAGCTAAAGAGCGAGCAGGCGGTCAAGTAACTCCTGAGGAAATGCGTTTGTACGAAAGTGCACTGGCTGAAGCTTATAACTCACAGCTTGGTATCGCGTAATGGAACTAAGTGAATACGAAAAGTCACGCACTAGATTTCACTTAGGTTTCAACGCTGGTGCTCAGATTCCTGCTGGTGACAGAGCTAGACTTGAAGAAGCTATGGCACTAGTACCAGACGACAACTGGTATAGAGAGATTGTCAATCACATCCGACGTTGTGATAACGCTTGGGATAGAAGTGAGTACTTCCCTCCTGCTGGTGAAGGTAACACAAGTGTGAACCCCTCACGTTTGGAAACAATCTCTGGTGACGTTGAACGTACGATTCTGACAAGTGACCCAATTAAAGGCGACAGCTACTTCAGAGAGATCTATCTACGAGAAGTCGATCGTCTCGCTGAAACTCTATATGTTCCTAATTATCGGCGTCCTGAAGTACGTCGGTACGCTTTTGAAAGAGCTGGGGCGGAGTTTATTATGGCTGTGCCAGGACCTGCTGATACGTCAGTCGGGTCGCGAATCTTCCTAGCACTTAATTATAGATAGAATAGTTTCAGGCTTACTGTACAGAACAATGATGCACGGCGGCACTCAAAAAATTACAATGGGTCGCGATAAACGTCAAGATAAAATTGACGCTATGAACGCGATGCGAAACGCCGGAGCAGTCGGCGGTATTGAAGGCGTTTACCTCGACGGTGCAATGCACGCAGGTGACGTTGTTAAGGACACGATGAATCCTAAATACAGGAACGTGGTTCCTGGTAAAGAGCTTGCTGCTGGTATTGAATTTGGTCAGCAAGATTCTGATTACTCCAGCCTTAATGCTGCTGTCCCTGCTACTCCTCAGGGAACGTCAGGTAGTCAAGAGCTAGGAGCATCAATGACAACTAACCCACAAAGTGGCTTTGATGACAGTGCAGTAATGCGACGCATTGCAGCTGCTGGTCAAGCTGGTGCTGAGTACGGAATGCAAGCATTCAATGGTTATAACGATCGTTCGAGGATGGGCTGATGGCGAATTCTGAAAAGCAAGCACGTCGAGAAAAGATGGAGGGCAAAAGCGCTCCCGGTAACGTCCGTAAGTCAAACCAAACAAGCGCTGGTGCTGCTGGTGGTTTTCAAGTTACTGACCCTGGAATGATGCAACAGGCACAGCAAATGTCTGTTGGCGGAAAGATGAATAATAATCCGCTAAACCCTAGGTCAATGATGTACGCAAGTACTACGACTGATCTTGGACAAGGTGCTCCTGTTTCATATAACGACGGTCGTATCTTTACTGATGCTCTGACAACTGTGATGCCTCAGCCTGCATCAGGTATGCAAGCGTTTGCTCCTGGCACACGTCTGAACTCACAGGCTCCTATTGGTATGCAGCAGCAGCCTCCTTCTGCAATGGAAGATCAGATGTTGGCTGCACAATACAACCAACGGAATATGTTTGGTCAGCCTTCAATGATGGGAATGATTGGTGCTTCTGCACAACCAGCCCCTGGTGGAGTAGTACCTTCCCCGCAACAAACTGCTAGTACTCTTCCGCCGCAAGGTGTTCCCAGCGCTGAAGCAGTTACCGGTGTTAATATGAAAACAGGCAAACGAGGTAAAGCATAATGGCTTCAACAGCTACTAATAAGCAACCGCTACTTATTGATCGTCCGCTGCATAATGCAGCTATTGTTAACGGATCTAGTGGTAGCTCTACTCCTGATCTAGGCGCTGCTGGTGTTACCGGCACTCTGCTTGTTGATTGCACTGGTAATGATGGTGCACTTGTTGAGGATGCATACGCCATCTCTCGTGGCACTGAGCACGCTGTCAACTTGTACCTCAGTAACTTCAATGATCTCCTGCGTCCTGACTCCCCAGGATCTGGTGTAAACACTGTTTATGTTGGGACAATTGAAGGAAGTGCAACAGTCGATGATGTGACTAATGCAGATGGACTTCCGCGAGTCCTAGCTCCGACTTTGCAGACTGCTCAACTGAGAGCTTTGTATGTTCCTAAAGGCAAAGCATTGTGGGCAACCCTGCGTCGTGCAGACGTTGGTGCTATCACAACTGGTCCTGTCGTTGGAGTCCAAGGCGGGTTCTATTGATGACTAGCGATTGCGAAAAGCAAATAGGTTACGTACTCTTTGATTGCGTATGCCTAATGCTTGGCGCAGCAGAACTACGTGCATCACTAACAGCTGAAGCTGCTGAAGAAATGGCAGAAGCTGCTAAGCCTGTGCTATCTAAGTTTGAGAAATATATTTTGACGATTGCTGATGAGGCGTCTAGTAAAACTGATGTAGCTTCAGCTGTGTTTGGCATTATGTCAACCGTCTACAGCGGCGGCTGTCTGGGTGCAGTTGTCAGTGCTTGGCTTGGTACGTTGTCAGTAGGCAATGCAATTCTGTACGGAGCCACTGCATTTGGAACAATCCTTGCCACGTTCTTTACTGATGGTGCGGCTGAGATTGGATTGATTGTTGTTGAGCTAGCCACTGCTGCCTGGTTAATTGAAGACAGCGTCAAGTGTGCTGAAGAGTGTAGCTATGCCTAGGAAACAAAACGGATTTGGTAACTTTGGTGCCTCTTCTGTTCGTGGATTAGATAGTAAAACCAAAGTTGGACAGGTAGGCAGATCGCCAGGTACCTATCCAGGTAACCGTCAATACGGTACAAGAATTACACGGACAGCAGTTGAGAAGTACAATATCGATGCAAAGTACGCACGGTGGCGTAGAGGTTACGAATACTTTAGCCGCAACTCATACGCTGATTTTGATGGTCCATTTGTGTCTACATTTTTTGCAGGCACAGAAAGCAGTGCAGTCTTTGACATTAAACTTCGTAGATTTGCTGCTCGTAAAGGCATTAACGATACCTCTGTGCGCTATGTAAGCAGACGAGTTAAGAGAGACTCCCCGCTACAAGAATACAGAGTAGGTCAAATTGGAGAAGTGTATGACAGCGCTTTAATTAACATAGAGCTGAGAGACAGAAAGGAACTGTGGTGCTCACTAGGAGACTCAAGTCCCGTAGGCGATAATGAGCTGCTAGGAAAACTTGTAGGTGAGTACGTAGGCAACCAAGAAGTTAATGCCATTGTTCGTATGGTGTTTGATAGTCAAAAGAGACCCGCAGTGTTTATGGGT